CTACTGCAATACCGTATTGAGTATATCCAGTAGAGCTAAAGTGAATACCGTCTGCGCTAATCCAAGAAGAATAAGGGGCTGATTGACCGTCTATAAAGTACTGGAATGTATCTATAAATGTCACACTTTCTGCTGTTGCTACATCATTTGCCTTAGTTACATACAAAGGTATAACCGCCTCAACTCCTACATCTGCCTCGTTGAAATCCCAACCGCTTTCAGGAGTAGGATTCTCAGGGTCACCACTTAACATAGCTCCAATAGTTGAATCATAATCTTTTGCAGCTTGTAAAATAGATGTAACCATAGACCCACTAAAGGCTATTATAGGTGTTATCCCTGCTGTTTTTAATTTTTGTATCACATCTGTTAAAGCTGTTTCGTATTCGTCAGCCGTTAAGAAGTTCCCAACATTAGCAACGTCATTTGTTATAGTTGTAATAATTGCGTGTGTATATCCCTCTGGGTTATGGTCGCCTACGTTATAAAGTTCTGCTATTTGATAGTCTACTGTGCCTACTGTGTAATCACCAGGGGCGGCATTTATGTTTGTTTGTAATGCTGCGGTTGAACGTGCTGAAACGCTTAAACTGTTAAACGTTATAAATCCAACTGGAGGCGGGATTACTGCCGTCCACATTGTATCATTAATATAACTCAATCCTCCTGATGCTGTTATAGTCAAAACTGTTGAATCGTCTACGCTTGTTAAACTAGCTCCAGACCCTTCATCTATCAGCCACTCATTATCTCCATCATGGTAATAATATAAATAGCCTGCCGTTCCAAATCCTCCTGTCACATAAATACTATCCACTAAGAAATTACCAGATTTATTAAATAAATATTGTGCAGATTCATCCCCGTCCACAAAATAAACGTCATCTGAACCATCTCTGTAAAATTCTAAAATTCTCCTATCTGCTAAATCCAAAGTAGGTGATAATAACGGAGAAGATAATAAACCACCTCCATTGATGTTTGCTCTGATTTTATTTAAACTAAAACTCAATAGTATTCTATTAGACGAGCCACCGTTCTGTCCTACTAAACCAGTAGAGCCGCTTGCATCTGTAAGCCCTTGAATCCCTACCTTTATATTGAAAGTGCCTGTATAAGTTTTAGTAGAAGGATAAGCTATTCTGTCGCTATCTGCGAATAAGAGTCCTTGTTGTACTTCTGTTGTTGTGATGCTTGATTGATTCTCTCCTATAATTGAGTCGGTTGTTTCATCAACTCCAATATAAGCGTTTACTCTATAATCATATTCTGTGTCTGACGCTACCGTAGTATCTGTGTAAACTCCAACTGCTTCTGCGATAGTTCCCAAAGCCGTACCCCACGAACCGCCAACACTAGTTAAACGTCTATACACTTTATATCCGTCTACTGATTCTGCTACGTCAGTCCAAGATACAACGACCTCAGTAATGACTAACTCACTAAGTGAAATATCTTGAGGTGTGCTTATTGCTACAGAACCCTCCCCTGCTGACATACCGCCTGCGCTATATCTAAACCCGAATCCGTACATTATATCCCTACCCCTCTAATTGCTGCAACCGATCCGCTAGTTAACGTTATTGCGCTAAAGTAATCTCCACCTATTGTAGTAATTAAAGTACCTGCTTTAACTGCTGTTGCTGCTGTTGAAATATAATCCGCCTTAACGTCTGTTCCTGTAACTTCGTTTACTTCTAATCTAGCTATTACGCTATCTTCTGCAACATAGAAGCCTGACCATTGTCCTGTAGCTTCGTCTGTGTCGTTAATATAAAAGACTCCGTCAATCGCAGCCATAAAATTTGTTCCTGTCATTTTGTTTTTATTTAGTAGTGGTTTCTTATCGCCACTGATATTATACCTGTGTTTGCTGTGGTTGGACTAAAATTATTAAACCAACTACCTGCTGCAAATGTTAAATTTCTTCTCCAGAAAAAAGCACTTGATGAGGATGAATTTAATAACCAAATATTATTCTGACTCCATGAGTGAAAAGAAGTAAACACATTACTAAAACTTCCTTCCCCTACTAAGGTATTTGTTACATCCATAATAGACAACATTCTATAATCACTAAACCCACCGAAAGAAAAGGATTGCATTTCTGTCGCATGGGTTTCCCAGCTTTTACTGCCGTTGATAGCATCTGACATCACTACACCATAACCCGTATAGTGGTCTATAACATAATCAACTATCTCACCGCCTGACCCGTCAACGGTTTGCCCACCTTCTGAGTTTGTTATTCTGTTTAAGTTTCCAAAGTCATTATTGATAAGTAGTTTAGTTGAATCTGTTGGGTCTAATATTGGCGCAACTCCTGTAACATTATAGTCGAATTTAGTGTCATTTGCTAAGTACCAACCTAAATCATAATTTCTATTGTTTTGGTTTTTAACTATCCATCCGTTACGAACGTAAGCAATACCACTAACTGAATCTGGAATAGTTCCTTCAAATAAAGTAGCACTATCTGAAACCTCAGTAACTACTACAGGGTCGCCATTAGCATATTCTATTTGAAAGTCTTTTGTAGTTCCTCCTGCTATATCTGTTTTAGCATCTCCATTAACTTCGTTACCTGCTGGACTTCCTGCCGTATTAACAACCCAATTAGCGCCAACTTTAGAACCTACTGGGTTGTCATCTTGGTCTATTACTGGTATATCTTCGTCTACTCCACAAGCAGCCGTTACAAATGTACTTCCGTTGATTGTTATAACTACATTAGAACTTGGTGCAGGGTCTACACCTGACATAGGTATAATACAAGAATTGTAGTTAAAAGGTTGGGTTAATTTAATATCTACAAAACATCCCGTAACTCTATCCTCTAGTTGATCGGTTATAGTTGTAATGTTGAAATTTCTTTCAATGTCTAGTAAAGCGTTGTTCTTGTCTTGAACCCAAAAACTTATTAAGTCTTGGCATACTTGAACCATGTTAGACTTAACCTCATTCTCGTTAGTGTATTGTAAGTCTGTACCACGTTCTTTTATTGTAGGTACTAAATCAAGAAAGTAAATTCTCCAACCCATTACATACATTCCGTCTGGTGCGGTGTGGGGTAAATCCTCCATCCACATCAAAGGGTATTTAAACGTAGCCTCTTGGTTGTGAGTTACTATATTATACCTCTCACCGTTTCCGAAGTTTTTTAGTGCGTAATGATTGTCCGCAAACGTTCGGTTTTGTTTTATTAGTTGATTGTAGGTTAGCATAATATTTAACTAATTTCTTTTCTATTTTCTTCATTTATCTATCTCTGATAAGTAAACACTCACGGTATTATCTATGTTATGCGCTCTTACCTCATCTGAAGTAGTGTAAGTTGTGTAAAGTGGATAGTCTGAACTATTAGCACATAAATAACGCTCTATCTTTTCTGCGTATCTTTCCGCTTTCATTTGGTAGAAGTCTTTTAAGTATCTATGTTCTTTAAAGTCAATAGGATTAGAAAACTCGCTTCTATCATTTAAAACAGATTTATTTCTAAACTTATAAAGCAAAGAAACTTGAGCGTCTGTCATTACATATTTTAACAAACAAGGCGCAATATAATCGTTAACCAATGTAAGATTTAAAGCAGTTAAAGTGTCTGCTACTACTTGTGTTTTTAATTCACTATACAAAGGACTTCCTATAATGTCTTGAATGTATAACTCTTGAGCATCCCAAACCGACGGTCTAATAAGTTTCCAATCTGTGTTCTCATCTACTTCAGTCTCCTCATAGAAGTATGTTTGGTCGAAAAATAATCCTCTAGCCATGTTATTTCTTTTTTCTTACTAAGTGAGCCTCGAATACGTGTCTACAAAATGGTACGTGTCTATCTGTTCCAGGTATTGTGTACCATCCACCTCTTGAAGTGAACACATCTAAGCCCATTCCGTTATTCATTAACTTAATATCTTGTAAAGTCCAAGATTTAAACTTAGATTGTACTACTAAGCTCTTACAGAAGTCTCTTGTAGTGTCTATTACATCACCTCCCGAAACGTCCGAGCGTTTAGCATACTTATAAACTACAAAAACCTCTTCTTCATCTCTTACTACGTTCTTTTCTTCGTCTATTAAACCCTCATCTATTAAATTTAATAGCATTTGGTCTATTTCCTTTTCTGTTACATCTAAAAGCTCTGCTAACTCCTTTGTAGTTGCTTCTGGGTTGTTTTTAAGCACGTCTAAGAGTGTATTTTCCTTTTTAGTAGCAAAGTCATGAAGCATAGTAGTTGCTTGTTTCTCTGCGTCCTCTGTGTTTAAAGCAAATAGTTCTTTTTTACCTAAAAACGTAAAGTTTTCGTCTAAAGTTCCACACTCAGAAAAAGCTTGTATAATTTTTTCGTCTTTAGATAGTTGAATAAAAGTATTAGTTTCTTTTGCTATTATATCTCCATCTTCTACTTCTTCGTACCCTGCTCTTAGTCTTCTTTCGTTTGTTGTTAGGATAGCAGCTAATTCTGCTTCTGATACTTCCGCTTGTAGTGGGTCTAGTCTCTCAATAGTTAACTTACCTCTTATTTCGTTGAATGTTTTAACAGCGTTAACGTGCTGTTCAATAATCATTTGTTTACCTCTAACGTAATACGTCTGAAAGTCTTCTATTGCTATTCTCTTTTCGTCTGCGTTGTTATTAAATCCAGACTCACCTTTTAAACCTACCACAACAGGGTCTACTGTATGACCGCTAAAGATTTCCTCTCTAATTTGGTTATTTAGATTTATGTACCTATCGTCTTGACCGTTTGCAGGTAATGGTGTTACTTCTACACCTGAATCTTTGTCTTCGTTAAAAGAAAGAATCGGATCGCCTGCATTGTCGCTTCCATGTTTAGATTTCTTCCAAGCCTTTTCTATTTTAGACTTCTGTTCGTTGCTTGGTTCTCCATTATAAAAGTTAACTAAATAAGAACCTGCAAAACCGTTTTTAGTATTGTTGTAGGTAAAGTTTCCTACTTCATAATCTGCCGCAATATAAGGAACTGCTGCGGTGTACTCTGGTAATGGATAAGCGCAGTCTTCATCTGCTGAATAATAAACTATTTGTCTATCTGTTCCGCCCGTTTCCCAATCAAAAGGCTTAAATATTGTAAAGTCTTTGTTCTCTTCTGGCTTTCTTGCGCTCCAATCTGCGGTATAATAATATACAGGGTCTTTCTCTCTACCTTGTGCGTCATATTCTATCTTAGACCTTCTTAGGTTTCCGAAATTAATATAATGTGGCATAATCTTTTTCCCTGCCTTATCAAATATAACTTCGTAAGCAAAGCCGTTAAACTCTGTAAAGTTCTTAGCAATCTTTCTAGTAAATTCAGCGTCTTCTAGTTTAGCAGCAAAAGCTCTAATTTCTAACTTGTCTTCTGCACCGCTTCCAAAGTCGTCAGCTTTCCAACCTTTACCAGTTATAAAAAGATTCTTTCTGTTTAATATTGCTCTATGTTTAGAACTTGAATTGTAAAGCCAATCATAGTAAGCAGGTTGGTTATTCTTGTATTCTTTATCATTTCCCCATAGAACCCACTTAAACCGCTTTTCTTCTTTAAATACGGGTTGCTTATGAGCGTCAAACTTCATCAACTTACCGCTTTGACCTATTAAATAATTACCCATGTTCTACGTATGTTATATCTATTGAATGTTCTGTATAATTAGAGCTTTCAGAAGTTGAACTGATTAACCTCATAAAACCTCTTTGTACTATTCCATCTGCGCTATCAGGGTCTAAGTTAGTTGTTGAGGTTTGTTCGTAAACAATGTAATGGTACATACCTTCTCTACCTAAAATTAAACTCCCATTAGTTCTATCGTCTGCGCCTTCAGTTATAGTAAATAGATTAGCTCTATCTCTTGCTGCTCCAGGTGTACTTAAATCTGCGCTGATACAAGTATATTCTACGTTAGTACTATCACTTGTAAAAGCAAATAGATAAGTAGGACTGTCTAAAGTTGTCTTCTCTTCTAAAGTAAAAACAAGATTAGTATTAGCTTGCGCTTTCGTTAGTAAAATCATATAACTTCTTCTGTAATGTTTCTATCTTAGAATTACTTCTATAACTTACTCCAAGTTCATCTAGCTTATCTGTAATCTCTTTTTTTAAGTCAAATACATCTAAACCTAAAGTTCTATAAAACTTATATTGGCTAGGGTCTTGGCTTATGGTAGTAGTGAATACTAAACCGTTAAAAGTTACCGTATACTCCTTACCTATTTCATCTTCTTTTATCATAGTATAAATATACAAAAAAGGGTAGTAGCATACAACCACTACCCCTCTTTAGATTATGAAAAAATCTTAACTTGCTGAACCAACAATAGAAAGACCTGCTACAACTGATGCTTCAACTGTATAAGGATATTGTGCTTCACTTGAAGTCCAAGCTATTTGGTAACCGTTTTGATCTGCTGCTGCAGTTCCTGTTTGGCTTCCGTTTGTTCCTCCCATTTTCTCTGCTCCGTTAGATAATCCGATACAATGCCAAATATCTTGGTTGTCTTGGTAAATTACTACCGTAGGTTTAGAAACTAATAACTGTAACTCTACATTTTTTGCTGAACTTAATTTGTTTAGCATTGTTTGTAGTACTGTATCGTAAACAGTAGTGCCAGTTAATGGGTCATGTGTTTCTGTTGTTACTGCTCCAGCAATAAACTTCTTCGCTTTATAACGATAGAACTTTGTTCCTGCGCTTTGTGTAAGTGCTGTGATTTCTCCTGCTGTAACCGTACTAGCGGTAATAGATGTAAACTGAGCCACTAAAATAGTAGCTTGTTTAATCCCTCCGATACTGTCGTCACATTCGTAATCAAAAGCTGATGTTAATGCTCCACAACTCATATTAATATTATTTAGTTAAGGGGATGCCGAAGCACCCCCGTTTAATTTATTTTCTTAGGAAGCTCCTAATCCCCATCTAACGATATAGTCAGAGAAGTTATATTGGATACCTCTTTTAAATGCAATCAAAGAATGATTAGTTCTGTCATCTTCTGAATACCAAATTTTCATTGCGTCATCATCTGAATCTCCGTCCATTCCTACCATGATATTATCTCTTGTAGAAATAATCATTTTGTCTGCTCCAGTTAAACCAACAGTAGGTCTCATGATAACTTCTGTACCGTGATACTTTTGTGTGTTTTCTTTTACATCCCAATGAAATAGGTTAGCGTTTCTTGCTGCGATAATATACAAATCGTAGTACGCTTGTGGCATCCACCAAATAAGTTGATCTCCGTCAGGGTTACCTGCTCTTAAATCTTCTGGAATTGCTAAGTACATATTTTGGAAGTTAGCCAATACATTACTAATAGTCATAGTAGTTGCATTGTTTGTGTTTCCATCAATAGTAGAACCGTCAGCGAAGGCAGTTTTTAGGAGGCCATCATATTTATTTAAATTTGCATTACCACTCAAAACGTCGCCTTGAAAATCTGCAATAGATAATTGACGCTTAACTAAGTTAAGTTTCTTTGTCATCCATGCTGCTGCAATTTCTTGAGGTACATCTTCTTCTCCTGCGTTACCTTGTCTTACTAATTGCTCTGCCCAAAATCCGTTAAGAGATTTAGTACAAAAGTCTTCCATTACTGCAATAGCAGCTACTGCTAAAGTCTTTTCAGTTAATGGAGTCGATCCACTAGCGTTATAAGAACAAGCATCCGTTTGGAAGGTTGCGTTAGTTGATAAATAGTGTACTCTTTTAGAATCTTTAATTCCTGGTACGATTCTAACGTCTGCCGCTAAACCGCTTTCTGCTTGAAGTTGAAATAACAACTCCAAATCATTCTCGTCTACGTATGCAGTTAATCCTGCCGTTGAGACGTCAAATTTATAATCACTCATGATTTATTTTTTTTGTCTTGTAAAAATGTTTACGCTCTCACCTTTTTTAAGTGCATCTAAAGGGTTCTTCTTTTTTTGAACTGGTTCTTTAGAAGGCTCTGCTAATAGCGTTTCAAATGTTTCTTTAGTAAATTGTTTAAGTTCATTAAAGAGTGTTACTAACTCTTCATGATTTTCTTGAAGAAATTTTACCGTTTTCTTCTCAGTTTCTAACTCAGTGTTTACTTTGTTAAAAGCTTCTTCTGTTACAAATTGTTTCTCTGTAACTATACTTTCAATAAGACGTTTTACTTTGTCTGGTTGGTTAGGCTCATCTGTAGCTAATTCTTCTTCTTCCATTGAAGCGTCTTTAATTTCTGCTACTACACCTTCCTCTGCAACAACAATTACTCTACCGTCTTGTAGTTCATATTCTCCAACTGGAGCAGCAACGGGAGTGCCGTCTTCTGAACTTAAAACAATAGCAGAACCTACCTCTACGGATGGTTCAATCGTAACCTCTGTTACACCGTCTACTAATAAAACAGTCTCGAAAGTTTCTTTTTTATCCTCAGTCTTTTCTACTACGTCTGCTTCAATTTCATTCACAGCGAAGAAGTCTCTAACTTTGTCTAAAAGGTTTTTGTTATCTTCCATTATTTATTTATTTAGTTTATAAACGTTTACTTGTTTATTGTGTTAATTTCTTCTTGAAGTTGTTTAAGGAAAGCGTCTATGTTAACCTTTCTAAATGCTTCTTCTATAAATCTATTCTCTATGCTAAAGCCGTTTATCTCACCTCTTAAAGCTCTCTGATAAATCTCATCATTGTCACATTTAACAATTCCAAACCAAGATCCGTCTGCTTCTGTTTTAAATCCTTTAGGTGCTTTTATCTCCATTTCAGAATCTAGTTGCCAATGATTAAGAACATAAACACCCTCAGATAGTTCTCCCGTTCTATGGTCTTCGTTCATGTTTTGATTTAAACCGTTTTTAGAAAAGTTCCTTACTATAGCGTCTATTGATTCTCTAGGAAAGATTACTTCATAAGCTCCTCTCTGTTGGTCAAATCTTGGTATCTTCATGTCAGCTATCATAAAGTAACCCATTAGAATCTTTTTAGATTTGTCTACTTCTTTAAATTGGAAACCTTTAGAGAATACTTGCCAATCTGATTCGATTGCAGGCTCGTCTACAAGAGCTATCTGGAACTCTATTTGTTCCTCATCTGGTAATACTAGTTTAATTAATTCCATACTTTATAAACGATTATTAAAATTAATTGTTAACTTAGATGAATACTAACGCATTGTATAAGGTGCGTTTTAATGCACTTTATACGGTGTTATTTAACGTTTTTTTTAAAAGGCCATTATTTTTGATAAAAAATAAAATATAGATTATGAGTAATATAAAGATAACAAATGAAGATAATATGGAATTAATGAAAAGGTACAAAGATAATTATTTTGACCTTGCAATAGTTGACCCTCCTTACGGGATAGATTTAGGGAATAATTCTGATTATTTTGCATACAAAGGTGGCGGAAGAGGCAAAAAAGGATTGGTAAACAAGAAAAAAGACTGGGATAAAGAAAGGCCAAGCAAAGATTATTGGAAAGAATTATTTAGAGTTTCTAAAAACCAAATTGTTTGGGGTGGAAATTTTTTTACAGATGTTTTGCCTTTAAGTAGAGGGTGGATTTGTTGGGATAAAAAACAGCCGGAAAGTAATTCTTTTTCTGATTTTGATTTAGCTTGGACTTCTTTTGACTGTATAAATAGAACATTTAGAATGTACCCTACTCACGTAACGCAAGGTCCTAAAACACACCCAAGCCAAAAACCTATAAATTTATATGATTTTTGTTTAAAGCATTACGCAAAAGAAAATGATAAAATTTTAGACACGCATTTAGGAAGCGGAACAATAGCGATTGCAGTTGATAAAATTAACAAAATAGATGGTTTAAATATAAGTTTAACTGCTTGTGAATTAGATAAAGACTACTATGAAAAAGCTGTTTTTAGAGTAGGTAAAGAAACAAAACAGCAATCTATTTTTCAAGCGTAATTATTGGCACGTATGAGTGGTGGCTTTTTAAAAACAATGTTATATAACTCAATAGTAAAGAGCGTTTCAATGCGCTTTACAATCTGTTAGTATTCGTTATCCGAAAGTGCTTTGAGCTTCAATCACAGCTACACTATTAATACCCTCTGTTATACTTTCAACTACTACTACCTGTTGTGGTTCGTCATTTAATAAAGTACTTCCATTTTCAACACTCCTTAAGTCTGGTGTATTTTGTACACCGTCACTACCTTCTAAACTTGCTGCGGAAGTGTCTACACTTGGTATCTCTACCGCTTCTCCTAATATCTGTGAAGCTTGCATAACACCACTAAGAACGGCAGCAACACCCGAACCTATAGCAACTAAGTTTCCTGGAAACGGAACACCTGCACCTGCTGCTATTGCACCACTAACACCTCTTGCTGTATCTGCTGCTATCTGAGCAACTGCAAAAGCTTTGTTTATTTTATCTTGTCTTTGAAGTCTTTTAACTTCTGCTGCTGTTAGTTTCTCACCTCTTGCTACTTTCTCCTGTGCTAGTTTTAAATCCTTTTGGGATTGTTTCTTAGCAAAGGCTTGAGCGACATTAAATAAATCTTCTGCACTTTGTTTGGCTAAGTCTATGGTTTTTTGTTTTCGCTCGTCTATCTGGTCTGAACCTTTAATGGCGAGTGCTACTAAATCATTAGCATGACCTTCTTGCCGTTCTTTGTTTTCTTCTGCAAACTTCTCTCTAATCTCTAGAAGTTCTTCATCTCTTGCTTGTTCTAATAATGTTACGTCTTCTTTATTTTGTCTGGCAAGTTCGATAATAGTAAAGTACTTATCTCTTACTGCGTTCTCCTCTCTAGTTTGGTTGTCAAGCTTCTTATCTAAAAAAGCGTTCTCTAGCTTTTCCATTTCTGCTAGATAGTCTTCGGTTTCTGTTATTATTTCTTCATTCGTTTCTTCAACACCGCTTAGCCTAAAGTTTTGTAACTTAGCTTGGTTTAATACTATTTGTTGGTCGGCTTTCTTTTGTAAGTCAGTAGCTTCATTTAATAGTAAATCAAGATCAATACCCTGCCCTCTCATTTGAGCCTTGAAGTCTTCTCTACTCTTCCCGCTTAATATATGTAAGTCTTCATAGTACTTTGTCCATGAAGCTATCTGTTCATCTATTAGTCTTGCCTGTTCTTGACTAAATTGTACTTCGTTTTGTAGTTTCTCTTCTGTTAATGCTCTTGAAGATTTACCTAATAACTCATTAACTTCAATTTGAAAGTCAAAATCTGCTATTTGTTTATTATGTAGTTTGTTAAGTTCTTGTTGTTCCTTCTTTAATGATGCTAGTCTTTCAGCGTTTGCTTTGGCTATCTCTTTCATTTGAGCCATCTTCTTCTTATGGGCTTTTTCTTCAGCCATTGAAGTAGTCTGTATAGCGTCAGTCCATCCAGTAAAGAACTCTATTATACCATTGAACACTCCGAAGATAGCATCTCTAGTAGCAACTAAGAAGCCTGTGAACTCATCCCATTTAGTAATTAAGAATCCTATACCTACACCTATTGCAGTTATAATAGCAACTAATAAGAATATAGGAGAAGCTTTTAATACGTTGTTAAATAACTTGAACGCACTAGAGAAACCTTCTATAGCTCCTTTGAACGCCATTGATACACCTAAAGCGGTTTGAATATTAGCCGCTATCTTTTCCATCTCATCAGATTCACCACCTAATAAAACAAAAGCTGCGGTAACATCACCAACTGCACCAGCCACCGAACCAATCTCAGAAGCAATCTGCTCATTATCTAGAGATTCAAAGCCAAGTTCTAAATTTTTAACTTGTCTCCCAGTTTGAGCCAACTCAGTATTTAATTCCTTATACCGCTTTGAACCTATCTCTGTCTGTTCGAGTTCTTCGTTTAACTTCTCAAACTGCTGCTTTAACCCTCCTAAAGTGTTTGCTGCACCACCTGAGTCAATATCAATCTTTAACTTTACTTCTTCTGCCATTACATTAATGCTTTTAATTTACTGTATAAATCTGTATTGCTTGTAGGTGCAACCGTTTCTACTTTGTCAATTATTAAATAAGTTTTAGTAGACGTATAGACTAAATACCAAATTGATTCAGATACCATTGTGACTGCTACATGGTCGCTAAACAATTCAACTTTTCTTATGTCTGCTTGTTTATATCTTGTGTCATAAGGCATATCATTACCATCTCCGTAATCTCCGAAGTCTACATCTATATTAGTTCCGCTTGTTGTTATTTCTATGTTTGCCATATTATGTAGTTACTAAAAATGCGTCAAAAGCTCCTATCACTTTGCAGTTATTTGAGTTTGTTGTTACTTGAATCTTTACAATACATGGCCCGTCAAACTTCTTAGGCGTGTTTCTGTAGTCATGATTCCAAGGATTCTGCCCTTCTACTAGTAAGAAATTTTCTTTATTAGTCCACGCTGTATTATCTGAAACGTTTGTGTTTGGGTCACGCATCATTAATACCTCTGCATCACCTCTTTGACTTGTCCCTGTACCTTTTACTATTTCAGCAAAGAACTTATTAACTCTAAGTTTCTGAATAGAAGGTACGCCATATATCAATTGTTGGGTTTGGTTATTACCTGCTAAAATTGCGCTTGTCACAGTTCCGTCTGTGTCTGCTGTTGCTGTAATATCTCCTGCATTTAAACCGTTAGCACCCCAAGTCAAAACTTTCATTCTATTAATCATTACTAAAGAAGGTAAAGCAACGTCTGCCGTACCATTTAAGGTAACTGTTGTAGTTGCTTCTGCTGTGTCCCAGTCTGGTAAATAGTCTACCTTAACTGTGATAGCACCGCTTCCTCCCGTATCATCATTAGCACTACTAGAGGTTAATTGATGTACTCTAGCCTGTGTAGGTGGAGTCCAAATGTCAGTTGAAGTTGAACCGTCAGCACCATCCCAAATGTCGGTAGGAACACCACTATCTGCGTCTGTTGTTTCGCCAAACTTGTTGACGGTTTTGTATCCATCGATCAAGTCTAGTGATACCTGTAATCCAAAATCTTTTGTCCCTATGTATGCCATATTATATTATTATAAATTCTGTACCACCGCAGTACATTACTGGTATCTCGTCATTGTCACCAGAGTAAGTAACTGAGCTACTACCGTCAATAGTTCCACCTGTTGCGGCTATTATTATGTTATTAGCAGCGTCTTCTTTTTTAAAGTACCATATTTGACCTTCTGTATAAGTAACAAAAGCAAGGTCGTAAGTCATTGTTATATCTCCACCGCTTGAGTCTATCTTATAAGCTTTAACATCTACTTCTACTGTTTGACTTGCGCTTATATCTTCTACTGCTGAAGGTGCTGAGATACTCCCTGCATCTACTTTAACCCCATCAATATAAGTCACATCTGATTCTTCAATAGTTAATCCGCTTGTGTTTATTAGTACTATATTCTTTTGTCCTGCGTCTATTGTGTTGTTGTCTCCGTGTATCTTAACATTCTCTACTTCACTAAATACTCTATTATCATCTCCATAGATTTCAATGTAATAAGAGTCTGCTGCTATTTCGTTGTTATTCCCTTCTATTACTTGTCCTTTACCTGTTCCTCCGTTACCGTCTGGTAATGTTCCACCGCCACCTTTTCCAGGATTGTCTTCAGAGTCATCTAAACCACCGCCACCTACACCTGTTGCTACTTCATCGCCTGCACCGTCAACTCCTGGGTATCTAGGTTCAAACAGTTCAACAGTCGCTAAATAAAGAAACTCGCATTTAGTTAAACCTTCTCCAGTAGGATTGTAACCGTTAACTTTATTAAGTCTAAAGTATGCGTTTTCAAAGAAGTACAACTTAGCAAAATCCCATGTTTTAAAGTCTGTTGGTGACATATTAACATAAGCAGTAACTATCTTACTATTCTTACTCGTGTAAGCGTTTAACATATTCAAATGATACTTATTAACTAGGTTGTTATTCGTTACTGTAATGTTTTGTATGTTGTCATCATAGTAAACTTCTTGAGTTAACCCGAAGTTAATATCTTCTGTTGCGTTAAAAGGGTCGTCATAATGTCCTGCATAAGGGTAGGTTGTGTGGACTGTTGGAGTAGGTATATTATAAACAGGGTAGTAGATATGATTCCAAGTATTAAAGGAGGTTTTTAACCCACCATAGTAAAGAATACGAATATTAAAATCTGTTTCTTTCGGTTGTCCGTTGTCATCTACTTGAATAATTGTAGGGATAACTCTATCACTTAAAGGAGGTGCTACACATGGAGTAGGTGAAAAGATTATCTCTGTTTTCTTACTACCTCTTACAAAATCATTAGTCGTGTTAATCTCTCGCTCTCCATAGACTTGATCCCATTGGCTAGTATATTTTTCATTATAATAGTCTTTATCTGGCTTGTAAGTATAAAGAAAATCAACCGCATCTAGTTTACCCATTGGAGTAATAGTAAGCGGTTTGTCTTGTGCTATCTTATCTTGAATGTCAATTATATCTGTTCCTAAAAATGAATCTCTAGGCTCTATTAATAAGTTCTTTTGATTGTCTGGGTCTACATCAATCCATAAATTAAACATCTTTACAATAGACATAAAGAAGTCTTTTTGCTTAATCTTCTTAGGTATGCACTTAGATATTTTAAGCAGTGATCCATAGGCAGGGTAATTGTTAACCGCCTTAGTAAAAAACTTAGAAGCGGTTGTTAGTCCTAGTGTAGCATTACCACCACTATAAGCTGAGCCACTGTAAAACATTTGGTTATCTATATTGTTTAATCCTCTGTATCTTGCTTTAATTCTTACGTCTACTGTATCGGTAGCATTTAAACTAAGATTTTGAAAAGAACATAGATACTTATTTGGTGGGTTGGCTTGTCTTGGGTTGTTAACTGCTGAAGCAGGATTAGTAACAGAACTAAAAGAGCCTGCATTAGTTATGTATTCTGGGCTTGAATCGTTGCCTGCTGTAGTTGGTGACACCGTTGTACTTCTCGCTCCTATACTGTATGTAGTTGGATAGTCGTCATAAGTAACGTAAAACGGTATTGATTGAACAACTGCACCGTTTACAAATATCTCAGCTCTACCCTCAATGTCTGAAGTACATACTACATTCCCTCCCGAATCTGGCGTAAAGGTTGCTATTAATCCTATAACCGCATTAACATTATAAACACCTGTATTGACTACTGTGAAAACTCCCGTTGCAGGGTCATAGTTAGCTCCAGGATCGGCTACCTCATTTGAGAATCTAACAACTCCCAAACTACCAAAAGAACCCTTGTTAAGGTTTGCAGAAGTTGCTGAACCTGTATTAAAGAATATAGAGGTATCTGCTTCGAATTCTCTATCGTCTATTTCATCTGAATCTAATTGAAAGTTAGAAGGGCTTGAAGGTATTATAAGACTTTTAAAATATGTTGAATCTAAAAAAGTAGATGTCCATGTAAACCCTGCCGCTTCAAAGATAGCGTTCATGTATTCTCTTGTATAGATAGCAACTCCCATCTTATCAAAAGGAAAGTCTGTTAAGTTAGTTGTTAAACCGTAATCAATTAAAGGATAAACATAACCAGTACCTAATGCAAAGGGAATAAACGCAGAGGCGTCATTATCCCAGACTTGAGTAGCCCATGAATCCTCTTGTACTGATATATCGTAAGGGTGATTCCATCTATCTAATACGTCTACCATAGCAGTAGAGTCTAGATAATCCTCACCCATCTCTCTAAAGATATTAGCAATACTTCCAAACATTACAATGTTATAGACTAACTCATTGTTATTAGTTTGGGTAATAGATTTAAGTTGACAATACCCTTCTATTATAGGCTCACCATCTACAATGTAGGTGCAATCTATTTTAATCGTAGGGTTAAAGGTTATATCCTGTAAAGAACTGTTTGTGTACTCTTGTAAGTTTAATTCATAGATAGCAGTAAACACTTTCTGGGCTTCCTTAGAGTTAGGGATAGATGTTGTCTTAGAATATGTAGCCTTTCGTTTGTCTGGCTCTGCTATATCCGCTATTGATTTAGTGATAGAAGCGTTAATACTTTTACTAAGTGGAATATATTTATTATCAATATAAAGTTGTTCTCTTGCCAATTTTTTATTATATTTGTTTTAACTTTAAAAAGTTGAGAGTGTGTTCGGACTCCCGAGGAGCTTTGAGGAACTTAATGTTAACCGTTATTAACAGCTCTCTTTTTTTATCTTCTCTGTCTAGTGTTTTGTAATGCTAATTCTACATCTATCTCTAATTGAAATACTTTATCAATCTCTGTTAGTTTCTGAGTCCATTTATTTGTCATTATCTTAACAGGGTAGAATAAAGTAGTTCCTTCGCTGTCTGTTGTTTCCCATAATACATTCGGAGATTCAACCAACTCTTCTAACCATACCAACTCTTCATCTGTTAAGTATTCACTTCTTAATTTAATTTTTTCGTTTGTTCTAACGTAATAATCTAAGCTACCTATGTTCTCATGTGAGTAAGTTATCCCACCGCTTGCCACAACTGTTTTAGCTCTTGTGTAACTCTTCCTCTTAGTAGTTGAACTCTTCTGACTTCTTGCTGTAAAGTTGTAACTATCAAAACCTCCTAATCTGTTTAAGAAGTGTAGCCTATAGGTTGTATATCTGCAATCGTCTTGAAGTGTAAAGGTTAGTAGTTCGGTTACTGCTGTTGGTGTAGCCTCAAATACTTGAACCGTATAAGTAGCAACAGAACTAGTTATAACTGGCTGCGCTCCACTTGCTAAAGCTGCTATATTGTTTATACTCTGGGGGCTTGATGCCACGCTCTTGACCTTTCCTGGAGTTAATGAGCTTGAGCCGTTGTTAGCCGTAGCCGTCTGTATTAAAGCTCCTGTGCTATCGTAAGTCTTATACTCTACATAATCTATATCTGCTACAGTATCGGTCATTAAGTAAGTCCATCCAAGATCGGTTAATTTAACTTTAGGAGTTTTATATGCTGTTAGAAATTCGTTATTTGAACCTCCTGCCGTGTTGCATATCCAAGTAGAAAAAGAAAACAATGTGTTTCTTTGTGTTATCCAATCATGTTCTTTAAATGAAGCATCCCAACAATACTTAGTGTTACCTGTTGTTAAGTCTTTAAAATCTGTTATAGTGCCTGCTACATCATACTGTTCACCATACTCTATATGGTACTCTAATATCATAGGGCTTAACCCTTGTGTAAATGGTGCGGTTGAATCGTATGGGTTTATTTGTTCTGTTATAAATCCCTGTAACACTCTGCTAAACTCTTGGATTCCATAATCTAATGTAGGTTCTGGTGTAACGTAATAAGTAAACGTTCCGTAAAGTGCTGTAACTATCTCGAAGATATACTTAAAATCTGTTTGCCCTGTGTTGGTACTGTCTGCCATTACTTCCAACTTATTATAAACTGGCATATATGTAGTTACGTCTTGTTTTATTGTTATTGCCATTATGTCTGTGCTAATACTTGTACTAATTCTAATTCTATTCCTTTTGCTCCTGCTTTCTCTAGCTTAGTTGTAAGCTCATCTAAAAGACTTTGGTTAACTACATCACTATAAAAGTGGGTAGGCTTAATTCCTTGTCTAAAGATTGATTCTCTAAGAGCGTACATATTTAAACCGTTGGCTGCTGAGTACTGTCTAAGACTTGAACCATTAATGGCAGATTGATTTAAAGGTGGTTTCTTTGTGCTATATTTAAACCTACTACCTTGTCCCTTATTAACAAATAAAGAACCCTTCTTAGAATACTCTGTATCTGTCTTGTGTACTCCACCTACTCCCTGTACACCCTCGTCTAAAAACGTTCCGTAATCCTCCATTAATAACTCAAAGGTGTAAACGTTGTTTTGAAAGTCAACATCAAATACTATAGACTGTTCTAAGTTCTTTGGTGTTATTCCGTGTACTTTATTCCTTAGTGATTCTCTTAAAGCGTGTTGTAGTTTATTGCCAAAGTTTTGTAATACTCCGCTTACCGAATCATCACCTACATTCTCTAACTCTGAATCTAAAAAGCCCACTATCTCTTATTTAATAATTGTTGTCTTTGTTTCTCTTCTTGTTTATCCTTGTAATACTGGCACTGTCCTAAAAACTCTATAACGTTCATTCTCTCAAAATACTTCCAAGTCTCAGGCTTTCCTCCGCTCATAGCGTCTAGTATTACAATCCATCCATATCTTCCCTCAAGTCCGTTGCTAGGTCGTTGGTCATCTTCGTCATCTCCTTCATCTTTTGCAGCGAATAATCCTCTAAAGCTACTATTAAGCTTTTCGAGAGTGTCGAAAAAAAAACCGATACAGGGTTAGCTATATCAAGTGTTAACTGTTTAAAATCGTTTATCCGTTCTTCTACCTCATGCGCTTCGAACTCGTATTCCTTATAGCCTATAAAAGGGAACTTCTTTCTAAATCCGAACTTGATCGGCTTACAAATGTTATACATTACTTGGTGTAAGTTCTTCATAGTGCCACGCTTTGCGCTATTCATTACGCTAATATATCTTTGACCGTCTAACTGTCTTGCATCTAAAATAACTTTATACTGCACTCCGTTTAATTTGAATGTAGTAGATAGTCTTTGTGGCATCTCAGTTTTAAGTAGCTTCTCTATATCTATTGAAACGCTTGTAGGAAGTTTCAAAGCTTCTTCTACTTCTAATCCTGTTAGGTAACAAACTCTCTTAATATTAAGATTGAATTTGTCTAGCTCTGTTTTAGGTTCTTCTTTAGTAGTTGCTTGAAGGTTAACAAACTGCTCTATTGTTATCTTATCCCACTTTTTAGGTATCATTATATTATAAACGTTTAATTAAATTATTTGTTATTGACTAGATAATAGTGTATTTACCTGTCTTTTTATTGTTAAGTTTATTAAGTGCTACATATCTAATACCGTCTATTAAGTGATTAAGAAAGTCTACAGGCTCATTAACAGGTTGGTTAGTCTTTCGGTCTACCTTCCATTTATAACTCTTAAACTCTTTTACTAGGTTAGTGCCTATTAGATTAAGCTTGTATCTTTTAAGAATGTCTATACCTGCTTTAATTGAATCTTTACCCTTAACACTTGGCTCAATCTTCATACCTAGCCTTCTAAGTTCTTCTATACTCTTAGGTTCTGCTGAATCACCTACATATTTATTATCCTTTTCTAAAGCGTTGTAAATGTCTGGATTGGTTAAACCCGTTTGATATAGCTGTTCTATTATGAATAACTCACCGTCACTTCTATAAATATCTGCACTTGCTGA